TAAGAAACAGGACTTGCATCGTATTTGCGAATCTTGCTTTACTCTCAAGGGTAAGCAGTTCGTAAATTGGGTAGATAAGAATATCTATGCTGAAACGACTAAGGAAGAAGAGCAGAATATGGATGCTGTTAGCAAGCCAAGTCATTACAATTACAGTACTATTCAGCCAATTGATGCTATTGAGGCTTGGAAGCTTAATTTTAGGCTCTCTAATGTCGTTAAGTACGTGGCTCGGCATCGGCAGAAGAATGGGCTAGAAGACTTGAGGAAGGCTCTCTGGTATCTCCAGCGAGAAATAGACAACTATGACCCTAACGTTTAACGATTTGAAAGATCGTCTAAAGGCTCTGGATGAAGTAACGCTTCTGGAGCTTTTAGACTTGAAGAGTGAAGATATTGTAGATCGGTTTGAAGACTTAATCGAAGACAAACAAGAACAACTAGAGAAGGAATTTTAATGACTGCCTTTCAGATGAATTTTTATAACCAATACATTGCCAAGTCCAGGTATTCCCGTTACCTTGACGACAAAGGCCGCCGTGAGCACTGGCCTGAGACAGTCAATCGTTACTTTGACTTCATGCAAGGACACCTGAAGAAGAAACACAACTATGACATTCCTCCTGAGCTTCGTAAGGAGCTTCAGGATGCTGTGACGAACCTTGAGGTTGTGCCTTCCATGCGAGCGATTATGACCGCAGGAGACGCTCTGGATCGTCAGAATGTGGCAGGATACAACTGTTCTTATCTTCCCGTAGACGATCCTAAAGCATTTGATGAGGCTATGTATATCCTGCTCTGCGGTACGGGGGTAGGCTTTAGTGTTGAGGAAAAGTATGTCAATCGTCTTCCGGAAGTTCCTGATCGTTTGTTTGACTCTAACACTGTGGTGGTCGTCAAGGACTCTAAGGAAGGATGGGCCAAGGCTCTCCGACAGGTTATTGCCCTCCTGTATGCCGGAGAAGTACCTAAGTGGGATGTTTCCGCAGTACGTCCTGCTGGCGCACGGCTTAAGACGTTCGGTGGTCGCGCATCTGGGCCTGAACCGCTGGTCGAGCTTTTCCGCTACACTGTCGCTAAATTCAAAGCAGCCGCTGGCCGTAAACTTCACTCAATCGAATGTCACGATATCCTGTGCAAGATCGGGGAAGTCGTTGTGGTTGGAGGCGTGCGGCGTTCTGCTATGATTAGCTTGTCTGATCTTAGCGATGATCGTATGGCACACGCTAAGGCAGGCAATTGGTGGGAAGGTAACGCACAACGGGCATTGGCTAACAACTCGGCAGTCTACACGACTAAGCCCTCTGTTGGTCAGTTCATGCGTGAATGGTCTTCTATCTATGAATCACACTCTGGCGAGCGAGGAATCTTCAATCGGTATGCTAGTCAAACTCAGGCGGCTCGTAACGGTCGTCGTGACCCAAATCAGGAATGGGGAACGAATCCATGTAGTGAAATTATTCTACGCCCTTATCAGTTCTGTAATCTTAGTTCTGTCATTGTTCGCTCTGGCGATGATTACCCTCTTCTTGAGCGTAAAGTGCGTCTTGCAACTATTCTGGGAACTTGGCAGTCAACGCTTACGAACTTTCCGTATCTTCGAAAGATTTGGCAAAACAACACCGAGGAAGAGCGACTGCTAGGTGTGTCAATGACCGGTATCTTGGACAATCCGTTGTTGAATGATCCCGACAATCCTAATCTTCCTGAATTGCTTAGAAAGCTGAAAGAACATGCTGTTCACGTTAATGCTGTCATGGCTGACGCTATCGGTATCAACCGCAGTGCTGCTATCACAGCTATCAAGCCTGAGGGGACAGTCTCCCAGCTCACGGGTACTGCTAGTGGCATCCATCCTCAACATGCTCAGTACTATATTCGTCGGGTGCGCTCTGATAATAAAGACCCTCTGACGAACTTCTTGAAGTCTCAAGGCTTTCCCGCCGAAGCAGACTTCTACAAGCCTGATAGTACGACTGTATTTAGTTTTCCGATGGCTGTTGCTGAAGGTGCATTGCTGCGTGAAGACTTGGATGCTATCAAGCATCTGCGTCTGTGGCTGCTTTACCAGAAGCATTACTGCGAGCATAAGCCTTCGGTGACTATCTCCGTCAAGGAAGAAGAATGGCCTACGGTTGGTGCATGGGTGTGGGATAACTTCGATCAGATCACAGGTGTATCATTCCTTCCGATGGACGGAGGGACGTACAAGCAGGCTCCTTATGAGACTATCACCAAGGAAGAATACGAAGCACTGAAGGCTGCAATGCCTGCTGGTATTGACTGGGATGCTTTCATTGAGCGTACTGACAACGTTGAAGGAGCACAAACGCTGGCCTGTACGGCAGGGAACTGTGAAGTTTCCTTCTAAGGCTGTCATAGCGATGCGGGTGATCGAAATGGTCACTTGCATCCATATCATTGCTAATGTTTGGAGGCACTGGTGAATTTTATTGCACAATTCCGATTAGGTATCGGCTTTGATATCGAACATAACGAAATTAACCGATACTGCATGACTGACGAGGAGGGCAAGGATGAAACCATTGTCTGCTTTGTCGGTCTAATCATTAAGATTCCGTTCATTGAAATTCTGATTGGGGATTTCTTCACGGAATAAAAAAAGCCCCTGCAAGGTTCCATTTAAGGTTCCTTGACAGGGGCTTAATTATTTCAACAGCAGGCTTTCTGCCTGTCTCCTTCTAGTAAGTCCTTTGAGCACTCTACCGGCTGCTTTGTCCCACTTCAGACACTCTTGTGCAGCCTCTTCCCAGTTCTTCTCGTTGATTCGCTTCCTAAAGGTACTGATACGAAGATTACCTAGTCCACAGTTGTAGGCCCACGACAGCACAGCAGCCTGTCTCCTAGGAGGTTCATCCTTTAGGCCAGGACAGAGTTTAAGAACACCGACATAGAAATACTCTAGATGCTCGTCTAAGGCTCTTTCGCACTGTTCTATAGTCCAGATCGTGTCTGGATTGATGTCAGGGCCTGTAGAGCCATATCCGATAGTCCAGGGATGTCCACCTGTGCCCGGATCAGGATACGCTTTGACTCTACCGTCAGGCAGAACCTTAGCGCATCCTTCAAAGGGCTTGACTAGAACATTCTTACATAGTTCAATTACGGGATTCACGTTTCTCAATGCTCCGACCAAGGAACCAGAACGTCAGAATCATCATCAGCATACTGAAGTCGTCAGCAGTCCAGATTTCACGCATGACTTCCATAGCGGGTAAACCACTATTGACAGCATACATGGTGGTTACAATCTTGACAGCCGTATACAGTCCGAAGAGCAGCCAAGTGATTCCGGGACGAACCAAAGCAGAAATAGAAGCAACCCACTTATAAGCATTCTTGTCTGCTTCAGCCTGTTGCTTGAATGCTTCTCCGATAGCGTCGATGTTGGCTTTGCTGAAGTCAACATACTTCTCTTCCATGCGGTACTCACCACGCATCTTCTCTAGGTCAGTCTGAAGAGAAAACATCTTCAGTTCATGGCTTCTTTCGTCTTTACGGTCAAGCCACTTCAGTACCTCCGGGGCCAGCCGAAACAGGCCACCGAAGATACTGCCTAGAAGACCGCCTCCTAGCATTTCGAACATTACAAGTCTCCTGCCATATTCTGAGTCAGGCCACGAGTGACATTGGTAGTATCAAGAACTTGTTTAAACTGAGCAGCAACTTCAGGAGACATGCGACTCATCATCGACTCGGCAATGGTCTTCGTGTACTTCTTAGGAAGAGTCTCGATGAACAATCCAAGGTCTTGAGGATTCAACATCAATTGAGTAATCTTGCTGTCAAGTTCTTTCTGTCCGCCCATCTTAAGAGTACGAATTACAGTCTTAAACAAAGTAATTTTATTGTCTAAGAAGGACGGGAGTTCATCGCCAACTTCTGCCAAGGGGCCTTTGTTTGCAGTCACAGACTTCGCCAGTTCATCGGCTTTCTTAGCACGAGAAAGATCACCTAAGACAGCATTTACAGTCTTGTTCTGCTCTTCAGTCAATAACTGCCCTAAGTTTTCATACCTGGGTGTTCCCGTGGCTCTTTTAAGAGTTGTAGGAGCATTGATGACAGCAGCAGCAAAAGAACCGGCCTTTTCTACATCTCCTAAAGAACCTTCGCCAAGTTTCAAACGAAGCAACTTACCAACTTCTGCTTGATCGATCTTCTTACTATAGTCTGCAAACTTAGATAAGTATTGAGACCAAAGATCGCTTCCGGAAGCCTTATTAATTGCTGCATCAAGCACATTCTTTAGAGCTTTATCTACTTTAGCAGCCTCGGCTCCAAACGAAGGATTATTACTTTCTTGTAAGAATTTGCTGATATCTTGAGCAATATTCTTTCGAACATTATACAAGTCTACGCTATTAATTACTCCATTCTGGTCGGTAAGATTGCGAAGCTTGTTTATTAGTTCTCCGGAAGCCTTAACAAGCAAATCATTAGATCGTTCACCTGGAGTCTTAAAGACTTTCTCTAAACGATCAATAATATTTACAGAATCAAGAGGATAGTATCCATTGTCCTTAAGTTCCTGTAGTTGATTCTTCATAAAATCAACTTCAGCCTTGCGGATACGGGTAACATCCCCAAACTCGTAAGCAGCCTGCTTAAACTCAGCAGAACGCTCCATGTTAGGACTATAACGGCCAGGAAACTGTGGGAATCCAGCCACAGGAGACCAATTATTAGCACGCTCCAAAGCCTGTGCAGCCTCAGTCGCGGTTTTTCCTTGCCCCTGTAAAGCAGCAGCAATGCTGGCTTGCTTGTTTGCAATTTCCTGCTCCAGAGGAATACCAACCTGACCATAGACATTTGCTTCTGCAAGTGCCTTTTCACGCATTGGTGTAGTAATTTCTCTGCGTTTGACAATAAGGTCTTGAAGTGCTGCCTCGTCTCCGAATACATCCGTCATAGACTT